TCAAAAACTGAAACACTACCGAAGAGTTGCCACCCGGTACGAACGCTTGGCCAGAAACTATTTCTCAATGCTGCTTCTTGTCTCAACCGTCATATGGTTGGCGTGATTGAGAACGCACCCTAGTAAAACTGGGGGGTGGAGGGCTTTTAAAACCACCCTTCACACTCCCTTTTTTTACCAGTTTTTGGAGATCAATTCTTGCCTGTATTCTCCTCTGTCGTTATCCACCGTGCCAGTCTAGACGTTCTATGCAGCATCCTTGCAACTCATTGTAAAGCTTGTTTGGATCGACTTGATGTGGCGTTGCACCGGGCAGCATTCCTGTCTGTTGCAGCAGGTAGGTTACCAACTCAGAGCAGAACCACCGATCCGGGTCTTGCCGGTTCAGGTTTACGAACTGTGTCAGCACGATCCCCAGCCAGTCGTACTTGCAACCTATTTCCACTTCAGCTACTGCACGAATGGTTTTGACTTGTGCTACATCGAAGTTAAGCGGAACAACATCCCATACCGTTGAGTCCATCGGCATGGTTTTGGACCGGACTACACCCTCCCGTGGTGAAGCCGATATCCACACATCACCGATCACCAGCTCGCAGTGGCTGTACGGACCTCTTGTCCATTTTCGCACAATCCAGTCCGCCCAGTTGCCAGGGGCTTTGTAGAAGGCAACGCAGATCATGCGTTATACCACCACGTAAACGGTGACACCTGCAAACGACATCTGCTGTTCGGGCGGCAGCGCCCGGTTGATGGTGGATTCGGCCACGGACCAGATACCGGATGCGCCAAATGGGATTGCAATCTCGGCAACGCCGTCCACAAATTGCGCCAGTGCAACAATTTCGCGGCCGTCGCTGGCTGTGACCGGCATGCGAAACGAGGCATTTACCGGTAGGATGTTGCCTCCGTCCATGATCTGCGCCGTTGCGGTGACCGTAGCGCCGACCGGTACGGTCACCTCTGATGTGGTAAATGACGACTGCAGCACATGGTCCCGGTCAACCGAGATTTTTGTGATTGTCAATTCCATGCTATACCCCCTTGATGTAAATGCCGCTGGTTGCCGTTACCTGACCTACATATCCGGTTTTTGGGCGCTTGAATCCCAGATAACGGGTGCCACCGAAATCAAATACCGGTCCGGTGGCGGTTGAACCGTTCTTAAATGTCCAGCTCACAAAATCAGTTGACTGTGCATAGGTAGTGCCGTTTCTGAGGATATAGGTTCCACCTTGATATAGTATGCCACCAGCGTTTAACGGCAGCGTGTCTGACTGCAGCGTCCAGGTGACACCATCCGTTGACGTGCAATAACGGCCATCTGTAGTTGAGGCAATAAATTTGCTTCCATCCCACACCAATCCATCAAAAATCTTGCCTGTACCTGTTAATGGTGTTGTGCGTTCTGTCCATGTGGTCCCATTGGACGACGTTATAACTCTGCCGTCTGTCCCCGCGCATACCCATATAGAAGCATTATAAGCAGACGCTTTCATTGAAGAAGCTGTCGGGTTTGTTCTTGCTGTCCACGTTATCGCATCGGATGACGTGTCAAGCGTCGCTTGGAAAAGCAAGAACAGTGACAGGTTTGCGTTGTATATAATGCCAGCATAACCTGTGCTGTTTGTGGTTCTAGCTGTCCATGTAATCCCGTCAGTGGATGTTTGAATAACTTGCGACGTTGACGCCGTATTTCCATTAACTAACACAAATTTCCCGCTAGCATATATTAATGCGGTAGGGATGGTTACTGATCCCAGCGGGTCCGTTTGGTCTGTCCAGTTGACCATATCTGTTGACGTGATGATTGCCTTTGTGGCACCGGATGTCTGTACAGCCATAGCAATGATGCTGCCGTTGGTGGCAATCGGCCCCCAATATCCCCCTATTGCGTGATTACTGCCAACCGGATAGTAGGACGTGAACGGCTCGTTGTAATAGCCGTTGTATGCGGTAACCAGCTTCGGGAAATTGGCGGCAGGGGTCAGAAAACCGGTACGCAGCAGTTTGTTGTCCAGTATCGGCGGGCCGTTGGTAGGGCCAGAAACCAGCATCCCCGTAATGTCGCCGCTGGATTGTGGGTACACGCTAAACATCAGCTCACCTCCAGTCCGGTAGCGGTAAACGATACATTGCCGCCAGTGCTGTAGACGCTGACCGAATCACCCGCACCCAAGTCGAATGTTTTATCCAGCAGTCCATTGGCCGGTACGGTGGTGTCGTAACAGATATAGTGTTTCGCGGCCAGCGCCTCGCCGCTTTTGACCAGAGCAACCCGGACCTTGTCGTCGCTGGTTGACTGGTTGCAGCAGGTTAGTGTCCCCTGTGCCTCGGTTGCTGCCGGGACTTGATAGAGTTGCGTCGGCGTTGCTGCAGCCGGTTTTGCCTGACCAAAGATCTTTGAGATGGTGGGCATTGGTGGTTATCTCCTTCCAAAGAAATGCGCCAGGCGCCGCGCCCTGGCTGCAATGGCAGCGATCTGGTCGTCAACGTAGTAACGGGTGGCAGTGACGATGTACGGGTCAACGGCCAGGTTCACGACGGCCGCGTTTGATACTTCCAATATGCCCCGGATTACCAGATCAATCGTGGTACTGCTGCCCGGCTGCGGCAGTTGCACCAGCTGGTGCATACCGATCGCCAGCAGTTCGTCCGAATCCGACAACAGGCCGAACTCACGGATCGTAAAACCTCCCTCGTCTGCCGGGATCGGGGCGTCGCAAACAATGCGGTTCGGGTAGGCCGCTTCCCTGGTGATCTGCAGCAGGGGGATGCGTAACAGTTCGTTCAGCAGCCCGGTTTCGTTGCCGGTCACTTCGTACCAGGCCCCGTTTGCATCGCCCAAGACCATCTGCGTGATGTTGACCTTCCGCTCTTCTACTTCTGCGGCTGCCAGTTCCGCCAGACCTGCAGCGGTTAGTTTCAACCCAAGCTGTATTGACATTTGTCCCCCTTACGGCTGCGGCTGGGTCGTGATGATCCCGCCCACAACGCTTGCAGATGCGATATAGACGCCGCAGGCAGGCTGGGCAACGGTGATACTGACAGCATCGCACTTGCTCCGAAAACTCTTGTATTCATCAATGATGCCTGGAATGCTGGTCAGATAGCTTGCCGGGGTTGCCGCGCCGTCCAGTATGGCAATCGCCACGCGGAAACGGTATGGATCGCCGCCGTAGTCAAACCACTCTGTCACATCAGCAGCGAACCCTAACGATTCAATGGCGGTTCTGACAGCCCACAAGGTGCCCTTACGTCGGTGCAGGGCAATTGCCCGTTTAATGATGTTCCTGCGGTCGGTTTCCCCTTGGGCCAGTGCCCAGCCGTCGTAGCCCGTAACGCTGAACTGTTCGGCCAGGTGCGGCAGGGCCGAAGCCGACACGTTATCCACCAGGTAGATCAACAGTTGATCCAGCGGCACCCGTCCCAGGCGATCTATCAGGGCATTCATGGCCAGGGTGGAGACATCCCTGATCCCTGCCGGTATCAGCCGTTGATCAGCCATTGACCGCCTCCCCCAGCATCACATCAATGGCGCCACAGACAGCAAATCCATGTGCAGGAACAACCACGTCGGCACCAGGGCTGGTGACCGTTACCCGGTAAACGCCATCAACGGTGGCTGCGGCAACAATCCGGCTTACGGTAACATCCTGCCCCAGCTTACCCCGGGCAGCAGCAGCCAGGGCGGTAACGGCAGCCTCTGCCTGTTGTTGCACCGCAGCCTGATCCGGCCAGAGATAGGTATCAATGGTCAGCTCAATGCTATAGTCAGTCTGTTCCGGGGCCAGGACCAGCACCTGATCAGTCAGGGGCCGGACATCATCGGCGCTGCAGGTGGCCAGCACCGCATCCAGTATTTCCTGAGACGGAACGCCGGCCAGGGTCAGCGGGTATATTTCCACCACGCCAGGTGTCGGAGACAACACCGCCACATCCACAATGCTGCTGTCGGCTGATTTTGCGTGATAGAGGTAGCTGCCTCGGCTTCCCGCCGTGGTGAATGCCTCAGGAGCCAGTCTGATCCGCTCCCGCAGGTGGTCGTCGGTCTCACCATCCAGCCGGTAGACACCCACCAGTTCGCCCAGGTAATCCAACATCGGCGCACGGGCAAAGGCCACCAGATTCTGTTTGGCCGCCTCCTGTATGCCGATCCGCACCAAGGTCTCGCGGTAGGCAATCAGGTCTATCAGCAGGCGCTCTGGCTGGCCCGGGTACAGGATCTTGCCGGTGGTTTCTTCCCACGAAGCCACCATTTCATTAGTAATGGCTATCGGGTCTCGATCGATGAATGAGGGTTCAGGTAAACTCACAGTGTCACCTCGGTCTGCTGGATGCCTGCATCGTAGTCTTTTAACTGCCACGTAATCTGTAACGTAATGTGGCCACTGACGATCTCATTCGTTGTCGGCACAATACTGATCAATTGAGCCCGCGGCTCCCATTCCTCCACCGCCTCAATAATCGCGGTCACGACATAGGGCAGTGCGTCCGAAAACGGTCGATCCAAGAATTGCCAGGCATCGCAGCCGAACAGCGGTTCGTGGGCGCGGCTGCCTTTGCGTGTCTCCAGGATTACTCTGATGCACTGGCTGATATCATCCAGGTTCTCTACCACTTCGCCGGGGTGCCCCAGCTTTGGACTCCAGTCGGCGGCGGATATGTCGGCCACGGTGGTGGTCATGAGTAAATCCTTAATGGATGTGATGGTTACTATTGCCTGCACTATCCATAATGGCGCCGGTTGCGTTGAGATCCCCGTTGATAATTATCTGTCCGTTGATGGTGGTGGTGAGGGCTGTTATCGTCAGGGTGCCTGATACCTGTACCGCCAGATGATGGGCATCCCGGTCGTACTCAATCCAGGTGCCGTCCTCAAACCGCACATGATATTTATCCTGGCTGGTGACCGGCGGGGTATCTGCATCGCTGTAGATCGCCCCGGCAATTACGCCAAACTCGGCGTTGTCATCCATCAGGCAACAGACATGCTCGTTTACGTCCGGCATCCAGTAGCTTTTGTCACGGCCTGTCTTGTGATGCAGCACCGGCAGCCAGTATGTCTGCATGTTGTCCTGGTCTGCAAACCGCACCCTGCATTTGCAGGTAGCCGGATCGGTTGCGGTGACCACGCCGATCTTCATCATTTGGTTACCCGTTTCAGGTTGCGCAGGTTTTTCAAATTCTTGTTCTGCGCCGTAGTAGTGGACAGCTCTATATCAGTGGTGTAGCCACGGCTGCGCTCCATGCTGTGCTTGGCCTTCAGGATCTGGTAGGTTCCGTCCAAAAGCCCCAGCCCCTGCACCTCAATGTTGCACCCTGCCCGCAGCTTTGGGTTGCCGTACAGGGTGATACTGCCTTCCACCTGTCTGCCGTTGCTGTTGCGCAGGGCAGCAGCGGCCTTGATGATGGCTTCGTCTGCGGTTTCACAGCGCTGATTCAGCTTAAGTATATCGCCAGACACCACACCAGGGGCCGCGTATGACTTGGTGATCAGCTTTTTGGTCTTGGGATCGTGATAGCTGACCTCACACGCTTTATAGGTGGTGGCGGTCTTGGCCCTGAAGGTAAAACGCTCCATATCGGTACGCTTAATGACGGTGATGGTCTTGGCTGCGTCCAGATCATCCTGATCATGCCAGACCAGCTGGCCGTCTTTGATAGTGAAGATCACCCCCTCGGCCTCGCCCAACCGCCGGAGAAACGCCAAATCTTTTTCCTTCTGCTGGGTGACCCGCTTAGCCCGGCGGGTGCGCTTGGTAGCAGCAACTTTGCCGGCCAACTTATAGCCGTGCTTTTTGGCTATGGTAGTGGCGATTTCTTCCAGGGTCATATCCTCATAGGCCACGGTATTGTCCGTGCGCAGTGCTTCCTTTACCCCGGCCGCCAGGGCACGGATGCTGACCGTGTCAGGCACGCCGTTAAACTCGATCTCATCAATCTCAAAGCTGCCGATTTTGGAGAGCGGGGTCCCGGCATAGCCTACCTGTAGGCCAAGCATATCGCCTTTGCCGGGGAACCATCCGTTCTTCCAGCGACTGTCCCGGTCCTCAATATTTATCTCCAACTCGTCACTCTCGCCGTCCAGCACATCGGTATAGGTAATCTGCAGGATGTACGGCGCCAGTTCGGTAGTAATATCCTTCTGGTCGTAGGTCAGTCGAAACTGCGGTTGGGGAACAATCACGTCAGCCACGGCGGCAACTCCTCGGTCTCTGACAGCTCTGCGGGCGGCTCTTCAATCACCGGGATATTGATGATGATTCCGCTGGGCAGTATCGGGTCAATCATCACCTGGTTGTTGGCCGCCACAATCCGCTCGTACTGGGTTGCATCGCCGTAGTACTGCCAGGCCAGCAGATCCCAGCGGTCACCCTCGCGGGTGATATGCTCGATCACCTCTACGGTCATGTCTGTCTCGTTGCTGATTTGATCACGCTCTTTTTGTCCTGACTGAGGGCATAGCCTGCTTTTTTGCTCTCAGCCGTCAACTGCGGCACATCTTTCTTTTTGGCTGGCAGCTTGCGGCCCGGCTTCTTTTTGGCCGGGGCTTTCTTTTTCTGCTCTTTCTTTTTGGTCTCCAGCGGTGCCGGGTCAGCGTACTCCTTGAGCGTAAGTTTGGCCTCAAATGCGTACAGAGTGCCATCATCAGCGGTGTAACTGGTGGTGCGACTTACGTCTGCCAACACGAATTTGCCCAGCACCAGGCCATTCCCCTGAACCAACGGAAATGCCTTGTGGCTGGTTGCCAGCACTATCAGACTATCCCATACCTCCTGCGGCTTGCAGAAATCGGCGTGAAAGTAGAAGTTAAGGCTGATCTCACCCAGTCCATCACCGGTGTACTGCAACAGCGGCTTGCCTTCTATTACCTGATGTTCGGCATAGCTGATGACCAGCTTGGCCTCAAACGAGGTGGGGCTGGTGAGTCTGGCAACACTGATATCTCCCAGGATCAGATGCTGTGCCATCACGCAAACCCTTTGCGGCGCCGGTCGTTATCATAGCGATGCATAAACCGCTCAAATTCCTGGTATGACAATTTCATGGCGGCATCGACCGCCCCTCTGACCTGCGCCGGATCGCCGCCGCCCTGGACGGTGATCTGTGGCGAGAACGTGATGTTTAATCCACCGCCCTGACCTTGGGCTGCTGCCGATCTGGCAAGTGCGGAAACGGGAGGGCGCTGTACCTGACCTGCAGCAGGTTGTGCCAGTCCGGCAACCGGCGTAGCTGCGATCAGGGCGGCGGCCGTGGCCCCCTTCATGGCTCGTACCATTGGGGCAGGGGTGATGCTCTCGGCAATAGTCTCTACCAAGCGTATGCGGTTGATATCGCGCAGCGCGCCTTCCTTGGCGGGAGAGAATGGCAGGAAGCCTCTGATACGCTTGGCCAGCTTATCAATCACCTGTACTGGTTTATTGATCATTTTCAGCATTCCGTCGGTCAGGCTGGCAATAATGTTCATACCGGCTGCCAGCATCTTGCCCGGAAGCGTCAGCACACTGACCAGTATCTTGGCAATGGCTTTGCCAAACCGCACCCCCATGTTTTCAGCAGCCTTGCCGGTATCGTTCACCGGGCCGATCAGCGCCTTGATCAACCGTCCCAAGGCAAACAACGGCTCAAAAAACGGCCTGATCACCACGGCATATTTCTTAAACTCATTCCAGGCCGGTTCCAGCCCCTTTAATCCGTCTTTAAGTCCGGCCCACATACCCTTGAAAAATACGCTGATCGGCTTCCAATATTTGTAGATCAGCAGAGCAGCAGCGCCGATTGCCAGAGCGATCCAGCCGATGGGAGTGGTGAACATAAATGTTGTAAAGGCCCGCATGGCCAGCATGGCGGTTTTGATGCCGGACACAAAGGAGAGAGCAAAGGCTTTGGACAACCCCAGCACCCCACCCCGTGCCGCATAGGCGGCTGTCAGGCTTTGATATTGAGTAACAATCCAGAGCCTGGTCATACCAATAGCCGTCACAATGCCGGTTTTGCTCATGGTCAGTAGAGCGGCCCCTTTGGCCTTCAGGGCTGCCACAGACAGCCAGTTGGCCCGCACTGCCCCCCACTGCGCAACGGTCCATGCCTTTGTTGCCGTAACAGCCGCCAGTATCCGGGATTGTGCAGCAGGAGCGATGGTAATTACTTCACCAAACATGCCCCGCTGAACTTGGGCTACGTTCATACCCCGCATTGCCAGCACCAGCAGCTTGATTTCCCGTGCTGCAGGCCCTGCGGCATACTTGATAACCGAGAGTCCGGTACCGTAGGCCGACAGGATTGATCCACCCACCATCACCGCGCCGCCCAGGGCCACCACCCCGGCGGTCAACGCGGCAGTGACGGCCAGGGTAATGCCGATGACCGAGGCCGCGGTTTTGTGCTCTTTGATCCACTTGGTCATGCCGCCAAAGGCGTCATTCAGCGTATCCAGTACCACCTTAAGTCCGGTGCTGTTATTGATCGCGCCGCCAATGGCGGCGGAAAACGTCTTTACCGTACCGGTGAAGGAATCCCACTTAAAGGCCAAGGTGTCCTGTATCGCCGCCAGCCGCTCTGTCTGGCTGGCCTGCCGGGCAACCGCCTCACCAGCTTCATTCCAACCGGTCACACCCTTTTCAGACAGAATAGAGACCGCCTTACCAGCAACATCCCCGAACAGGGCCTTGCCGATCTCGATCCGCTTTTTCTCGGAAAGGCCTTTCATCTTTTCCAACTCGGCGATCATCTTTTCAAAACCAACAAATTTCTCGTTGTCGTCCCAGAAATTGAATTCAATACCGGTACCGGCAAGTTGCTCCCGAACTTCCTTCATCTTTTTGCTGTTTTTGCCTATCCGGTTTTCAAAGTCGGCCATGCGCGACACCAACTGATCCAGCGATGTACCGATCTGTGTGGCGGGCATGCCAGCCTGTGACATCATGCCGATCAGCCGCAGTACGCTTTCAGATGCTCCGGCGCCCTGAATATTCAGCTGTTTCAGCGCCCCGCCCAGATAGGGCATGGCGTAGAATATCTCGGTGGTGTCCAGACCAAAGGCAAACTTGGCCTGGCTGGCCTGGTTGGTAAACTTCACCATATCTTGCGCGGCAATACCGAAGGTGTCCTGAAACTTGGCAATTTTCATGGCCGCATCGCTATAACCTTCACCGGTCACTGCTGCAAAGTCAGCCACCGCCTTGCCGGTACCGCCCAGAATATCCTTTACCTGGATGCCCTGTTCTTGCAGTATCCGGAACATCTTGTAAAAGTCCTCGGTACTACCCATGTAATCCTTGCCAAGCTTGTCAGCCAGCGTGGACATTCCGGCATAATCCTCCTGGTTGACCACACCGCCTTTGCCCATCATGGCAACTTTCAGATTGGTCTGTGCAGCCTCAAGATCCCGGAAGGCTGCCAATGATTTGATAATACCGGAGCCGGTTGCCGCTGCCCCGAGCTGGGCACGATCCCCGGCCTCTTTCATCTTATCAGACAACTGCCGGGTCTTGGCGATCATGGCATCATACGACTGGGAAAACTGCCGGGCTGTACGAGCTATGGCGGCCCCCAGACCGCCGGCAGCGCGGGTGTTGTTATTCAATCCGGTAGCAAGTCCTCCGGCTTTTCCCGCAGCTCCGGCGGCAGCCGTACCAACGCCTGCAACCGATTCATTGATCTTCCTCAATGGGGCGGTCAACAGATCAATAGCCTTAAAGGTCAAAGCTATGGTCATTACGCTGGATGAGGTGGACATTGTTTCCCTTTGTGTTATACTGAGGCCATGTGGATCGCAGGCTTACTCTTCATACTGCTTTTGGCAGGTTGTTTCTTTCCGCCACTGCTGGTGCTGGTACTGTGCGGTTTGGGTATCTTGCTGGCTCTGCTGGTGCTTGGTGTAGTGTTTGGCTCCATCCAGGGACTCTGGCAGGGCCTGACGGCTCGTAAAGAGCCGTCACCCTAATTTTCCAACCTTCTGTTTAACTCCCTGATGTATCCATCAACGTGCCGTACCCAGTAATCCAGCTCCGGCATCGTCATGCGTCCTATGCGTTCTTCCCTGAACTTTCCTTCTCTGGTGAGGTAGATGACCCGCCCGGCGAGATCGGGGTACCTGACAGCTCCAATTCTTTGGATATGTCCAAAAAATCCTTGCTCGACAGCCTTTCCAGATCTTCAGGCGGCAGCGCTTTACCATCAAACGTTCCCACCTGTGACAGCAGGGCCAGCATAAACGTCAGACCATCGGCCTTGCCAGCAATCCGCTCCGCCTTTAACAGGTCTTCCACCAGCGGCTGCCTGATCTCCACTTCCTCGACCTTCAGCTGCGGCTTTCCGCTTTCAATCTTGGTAACCTTCATCCCTTATTATCCTCCGATATTTGCTTTGTAGGTTTCCAGCAGATCAACCCCATCCACCTTATAGATGTTGGCCAGCACATCCACCTCGATGACATCCTGACCGGCAACGTTGATCCGCAGGTAGGTGACCGACATGCTGGTCTCGGCCTCAACGTTATCGTGCTGTTTATAGTTGCCGGACGGGAACTTTTTGAACGTACCGGTCATGTAGACCACAACCGCCACCTGCTCAGTACGGCCGGCGCCGCTGTAGGTCTCCAGGCTGGAGCGGCACTGCAACTGAACTGCCGTGAACGGGTTGGCCGCTTTCTTCAGTACCTCCGGATAGAGGCTGTTCCACTTTTGCGTGCTCTCCATTTTGTCCAGGCCGGAAGGCAACTCCACCTTGCCCACCAGACCCAGGGCCTTATGCTCGGTCATGGTCACAACCACGTCCGGCATCTTGATTTCCTCGGTTTTGCCGAGGAACGAATTGCCATCGAGATACACGTTGGCATTGGTGATCTGCTTAATGGTTACCTGTCCCATTAGTTGCTACCTCCTATGCTGCTTAGATAGTCCAGGTTGAGCGACCGCACGAACGTGATCCGTTCCATTGTTGGCGGCCACATGTAGTCATAGCGGAATGTGACGTGGCCGTTTGACAGCTCGGTAACAGGATTGTCGGCCGGGTCATACCAGCAGTTGCCGTTCAGGATCGCCCCATCGGCCTGCAACTTGCGCATGAACTGGCGCACGCTCTCGGTTACGGCATCAACAAACGCCTGGGAAAACGGACGGTCGAGAAACTGCAGCATGGCGTACTCGATACTGTCGCCGATCACGTCGCCGGTGCGGATGCACGCTTCAAAGGTGTTGGGTCCGGTCTCAGACGGCCAAGCTGCAGAGCGGTTGCCCCAGGTGCGCAACCCGGTGCCGAATGAGTTAAACACGGTCACGATGCCTACTTCGTTCAACAGGTTCACCTCGCCGGTGGAGTCGTTGATCTCGCCGGTCAAGGGCAGCTCCGTGCCCACAATCCCGTCAATCTGGGTATTGGAGCTTGACCACCAGTAGCCGTATTCCAGATCCTTCCAAGCCCGGATACCGGCCGCAAATGCACTGTACGGCTGCAACACGTTGCTGTCTGATACCGGGTCATAGGCCAACAGGTACGGGTAGTGGATCATGGTGCGGCGCGCAGAGGTCCGCAGATTAACGGTGCCTGACGGCCCCCGACCTTCAATGGCCTGCTGGAACGTGGTACCCACCGGGGCATCTACATAGGCAACCGCATGCAGCCGCTCGGCCAGGGCTTCCAACTCGGTGCGTATGGCTGCCAGAAACGACCAGCCTGGAGCGATCAGGATCTTCGGCTTGAATCCGAACAGCGAGTAGGAGTTCAGCCACGCCTGCATACCGGTACGTTCACCGGCCTCATCCACGGCACCGATGATGTCGGCATTGGTGACCAGGGTCGGATCAGGCGTATTGTCGGTTTTGTGTGTATCCGGGTCGAACACGTTGACCGCAACGACCGTGGCAGCGCCTTTTTTGAAAACCGCCTTCAGGGCAGTGGGCAGACTGTACCCGGCTGTTTCTGCCCCGAAATACCTGGCCGCAGCAACCTCAGACGTCAGCAGCACCGGTTTGTTGATGGTCTGGTAGGCCGCATCAACCGTATGGATCGGCGCGGTACCGACAATGCCGATAACGGCTGATTTAACCACGCGAATCGGTTTGGCGCCGCTGTCCAGGGTAATGGTCTCGACACCATGCAAGTAGTTAGCTGCCACTGGCGACCTCCTTTGCTTTTACCGGTTTTACCGGTTCCTGGGCTGCAGGCCGCTCGACCAGATAGCCCTTGGCAGAGAGCGTCCTTACCCTCTCGTGATCCTCCGGCAGGCTGTAGGTTTTGCCGGGGTGCAGCAACTTTTCATCCGGCGCTTTGCCCCCGCTTGGGGGCGGCAGGGTAATGACGGTTGTCACCGGCCCCTGATAGAGATAGGTTCTGTCTGCCATTACGGCACCTCCGATGAGACGTCGAACGTCTCGTTTATTGATTCGCTGATTGCGGTGATCCGTTTTACCAGGATCACCGGTTCCTCTTCTTGGGTCTCTACGTTCACCGTTGCTGTCCTGAACGTAATCTGGTACTGCCAGAGACGCCGCGATTTGTTCTTCAGGCCGGATGATCTGCCCACGTACCCCTCGGATACCGGGGTCAGCTTTTTACTACAGTTAGGAGGTACAAATCCGGTCAGGCCTGCCCGCACCAGTTCCAGGTAGTCGTACACGCCGCCCTGCTTGCCGCGCAGGCTCCACATGGCCAGGGTGATCTCAAACAGCATCTCCCGATCCTGGACAACCAGACCGGTGTCCCTGATGTCGCCGTAATTGCCCTCAGTGTAGCGTACCAGCAGCGCCCCGATCCCGTGGGTGGGCTCCCAAGTTTCCGGATCTTCCGGGTACGGCTGCACCAGCACCCGTCTGGCGGCTTTATCCTCCAGGCGTTTGATGATGGCATCCTCTGCAGGGCTGATAAAATCCATGATTAACGGCCCGTAAACCTGTCCAGCGTTGCATCACTGAAAATGCGATCGGCGGCAGTCTTGTTGGTACGGAAAAACCCGGTAACACCCGACTCTCCGGTTGAGGCGCGGGGCAACTCGGCCACGCTCAGGCTGGCCAGCCCCTTCTGGATATCCCGCAGCCAGGCGGTAGCGGCACCAGCCGCCTTGGCAACATCCTCCGGAACCGACCGCTCCGGCATCAGCCGGTACAGCCGGTCAACAGTCAGATCCTCGGCACAACCTGCCAGCTCCGGTGGGATCTCGGCCAGCGGCAGGGCATACCGTCCCCGGAGATACCCGTCGATGGTGCCGTCAACGCGCCCGATCTCGCGATTGATCACGGCCAGGTCCGGCTCGGTCTCCTCACCGGTGGGGACTTTAATCGTCAGCCGGATCAGCAGATCAGCACCGAATTTGTCGATGAGTATTTCCGGGGTGGTGTACATTACTTTTCAGCCTTTTCCTTGATCTGCTCGCTGAGCACCGACACGGCTTGCAGCGGAGCCGCCTGCTCAGCAGACATTTCAATAACGTCGCCGGCGCCAAATTGCTTTTGATCATGATTGAGCGGCTCTAACACCTTATACTTCGGCATGATTTACCCCCTTACGCCACGGCGTTCTGGATGAAGTAACCAAGGTCCGGGGCGCAGATCAACTCCTTGACGCTCTCGCCCACCCTGACGCGCTGGCCGCCGCGCAGACCGATGTTCTTATCTTCCCAGGCGCCGGCGATGCGGTTGCCGAACTGACAGGTATAGCCGAACGACATGCGGCCACGGGTGCTGGCGTTCTTGTCGCGGTAGGTGAGAGAGATGTGCTTGCCCCAGACACGGGAAAGCGCTACCGTCTGCCCTTTCTTGGCGGTATTGAGGAACGCCTCGCCGACCAGAACCTCTTCAAGCTCGAAGAGCTGGGCAATCTGGGCGGCGGTGACGATGCCGGCATCGGTGTTGTTGCCGAATATCGCCTTGCAGAGCTTCGGGTGCCGCGACAGGACCGAGAACGCAGGCCGGCCGATGGTCATGACGTTGGGCCGCATGATGCAGGCATCCAGTGACGCCTGGATAACGCCGATGGGATCGGAGTTGGCAAAGTCGGAGAACTGGCTGGTGCCGGACAGAGTGATCTTGTTGTTAACGCCGTAGGTGTTGGCGTTAAACACGATCCCGGCAGTACGAACTTCACGATCCAGCAGGAGCAGGTCGGTAATCCCCTCGACGCCACGACCAACCGGGTCAAAGTTCACCGGCGCGTTTTCAATATCAGCCTGGGGGATGGGATCTTCCAGACCAAAATCCTCGGTGCTGGCGGTCTTCTCGGTGGCCGAGAACTCCACCTCATTAACCTTGCCTCTACGGCCGACCTTGGTGTCGGGCACGGTGAAGCCGTCGGCCAGGTTGTACTCCAGGTACTTGAATTCCTGCTTGCCGACCGGAATGCGCGGCAACACGTTGTCGGCAATCAACCGCGTATTGCGATAGCCGATTGCAATGGCGGTTAATTCCGGCTGAATAGGGAATGGTGCATTAGACATTGTTTATCCTCCTTAATAGGTGAGTTATCCCTGAATCCGGCCCTGGGCGAGCAGTACAGAGCCGATATCGCCCGCAACGCCGGAGACCATTGCGCGGCCGATAACGTTTGCATTGACGCCGGCTGTCGGAGCGGCGGCGACCGCCTTACCGTCGGCATCGCAGGTCAACCAGTCGCCACGGGTGACGGTGCCGCCGTACTCGATCTCGGCGGTACCGGCAAGAGTGATATCCACCCGCTTGCCCACGTCGCCGGCAACCTGGCCGGAGACACCAAGCAGGGCATCGGTAGAAGCGGCGCCCTGTACGACGTTGGTGTCGGCAGTGCCGTGCTTGACGGCGCGATATGCGGCAACCGCCGTTTCAGCGGTAAAGGTCTTGATGAACGAGGGATTTGCCATGATTACTTACCTCCCTTTTTGACGTGGTTGACCGCATCGGTAATGCTGACGGTCCGGCCGGCCTTGGCTTCTGACTCCTGAAACTCGATCGCCTTTTGCGAGAGAGCCTCGGCACTCATACCGTTAATCATCCAATCTCCCACCCTGTCCTTGGTGGCAAACTCACTGAACTGGACCACCTCGGGCAACGCCTTGAGCTGCTCCTTGTAGACGTCCACGGCGGACTTGGTGACCTTGGCATCCCCCTCCCCGAACTCGACCGGATCGGCCGCAGACAACGCCATCATCTGGTTGATGGTGGCCTCCCGCGATCCCTCCGGCACCCGGCGTACCATCTCCGGCTGCAGCAGGAATTCACGGAACTCCCGGCGTTGGCCCGCCTCACGTTCAGCGGTCAACTGTTTTTGCAGGCTGCCGACCTGTTCAGACAGCCCTTTAACGGTTTCGCAGACAGCTTTCATGCTTTCGGCGAACTGTGCTGCGGTCGTGCCCACAGCCTTGGTGATCAACTCTTGCACCTCTTCAGGTTTCATACCTTCCTCCTCAGGTTCGTTGTACAGCCTGTTTGATTGTTCCGGTTCGGGCGGTGGAGTCAGCAGGTCCTGCACCTCCCAGCCTTTGATTATGTTGTCAGCCTTGTCCGCTCCCAGGGTTTCAACCAAATGGTCACGGAGACGCATAATGATCTGCCCCAGGGTGGTCATGCGCCAGTCACTGTATTCGTAGGTAACAGCTTCTCCCTTGTCGCTGTCGTTAAACGCGAAATCCGGCAGCCCCTTGATTGCCGGGGGCATGGCCCCCAGGTAGCCGATGTGGCGCAAGCTGCCGTCCGGGTAGACTGAGATCGACTTCTTCTTGAACAGTTTCTTGGCAGCCCAATCCTTGAACTCGGCAGCCACGTCTTTGTATCGCAGGTACAGACCATCTCCCACCCGCTTGATACCGGCAACCCAGCCAAACGCCGGGGCGTTGTCGGACGGGTGGCCGATTACCAGGGGAGGCTCGTGATATGCCGGGTTGAATGAGCTGACAATCTTGTCCAGATCGTCGGTTGTCCAGGTGCGGGTATTGCCGTTACTGTCTGTGTGGACTCCGGCGCGGAATACGAGATCCCACTCGTGCATGCTGTGCCCCCTGTGTTGTGTACGGTGCATGCGGCACCGTACACTGGGGGAGCGTGCAGACTGAAATAAAGCGGTTTGGAATTTGCAGGGGGTGCGTATTACGGAGAGGTACTGTTGGTAATTGATGGTCGCGACAACATTCGTAACCGCGTTTAAACTGTCTTTAAATTTTGCTGTGCGCCAGTTTTGTGACCAGGCTGCACCCGCAGTATGCGCTGTTGTCCAAAACGTCCCACAGGGGCTACAATTTAAAGTGTTGTGCGATGTCGTCCAGGATGTCCGCTTTATCCTGTTTGCTGATACCCAGGAAAGGGCGGGCAGGTATTTTGCCTCGCCCCGTTTTCCGGCCCAGCTGATGGGTGGCTGCATATTTCTGCGGGCTGCCGATGATCAGTGTGCTCTCCTCGACCCGTGGGGCGATGGTGAATCGTAATTGATCATCCTGAAGCAGTATCTTCAGAGGTTTCTTTTTCTTGGCCTTGCGCTTCAGTGTGGCCGGTTTCAGCGGCTGCCAGTTGTTTCCGGCCGGATCGACCTGCTGATCCCATCGTTCTCTGGTGGAGTTTACCAGCGTCTCGCCGATGGTCTTGAGTGCAGGCTGTATCGTACCGGCCTTTCCGGCCAACCGGATCAGCTGTTTTTGAACGGAACCGATGTTGTGAGTGACCTGAATCACCGTTGCTTTTCTCCCCTGGCAATCTCGGCCCGGATATCCCTGGCAATCTCCGGAGGCAACTGGTTGATACGGTCGTTGAGAATATCCTTGCTTTTCTGAGCCGCAGCACCCGGGTTGTACTGGAACCCCGGATCAATGCCGTTGGGGATCTCAAACGTCCGGCCCTGTTTGTCTGTCCATAAGTAACTGCCGTCCTGAGGGGCGCTGCGCTTGGCCTGATCACCCAGGCGCTTAATGTCCCGCTCGCCGGCGCTGAATACTTTGCACTTACAGCCCCAGCCGTTCTGTGGGGTATGGCTGG